TGTAGAAATTTTAGTAACTCAATACGCTTAATTATGATAGCTGACATTATAAAATTACTGCAATCAAATCCATTTTATGGAGCTGGTAAATTTACCGAGGTTGCAAAAGGACAAAACGAAATTGATAATTATTTTAGAAAAATATATCGCAAATGGCAATCGAGAAACAAATAAATATTGTTGTTAAGGAAACAGGCTTAGACCAAGTTCAAAAACAAGTCAATAAACTTGATAACTCTTTAGAAAATCTTAGCGACACCAATAAGGGCGTAGCTAAATCTATGGGGGAAAGTTCGCAATCGGTTTTAGACAACGGTGGAGCAATGGGGTTGCTTAATGACGCAACAGGCGGTTTGGCTATGACTGTAAAAGATGCGGTGGAAGCGTCTTGGCTGTTTACCAAAAGTCAAAAAGCAGCGTCTATAATGACCGCAATACAAACTACAGTTATCGGAACATCAACGGGCGCAATGAAAGCGTTTAGAATAGCTTTAGCTGCAACAGGAATAGGACTTATAGTTATTGGTTTAGGCTTGTTAATCGCTAATTTCGACAAGGTTAAAAAAGTAGTTTTAAATCTTGTACCCGGACTTGCTTTGGTAGGGGAGTTTATAACAGGAATTGTAGAAAACATTACTGATTTTATCGGGGTTACTTCCGAAGCCGAAAGAGCGTTAGCAGAACTGACAGCGCAAGCCGACAAGTCTTTAGCTATGAATAAGAAGTTTATGGCAGAGCAAGGAGACGTTTTAAACGACTATACGAAACAAAAAATAGATGCAAAAAACAGATATTTAGAAGCTGTAAAAGAAGAAGGTGCAGACCAAAAAGCATTGGCGGCAAGACTAAACAGGGAGTTATTAGCTATTGACAATAAGCACAATGATGATTTAGCAAAAATAAGAAAAGAGAAACAAGATAAAATAGATGCCAACGACAAAGAAGCGTCTGATAAAAGAAAAGCTAAAACTTTAAAAGAGCAAGAAGACGAAAAAAAACGGTTGGAGGATGAAGCAAAAGCTAAACTTGATATTGAAATGCAGTCGGCAAAAGATGCAATATCCATTATCGATGAGCTTAAAAAGAATGTAGAAACACCAGCGCAAAAAGAGCAAAGAGAATTTGAAGAAAAGAAAGCTGTTTTAGAAGCAAATAATTTATCTACTCAGGAATTAGAAGTACAGCATATTGACGCTATGTTTGCTATTAGTGAAGAAGACCGATTAAAAAAAGAGGAAGTAAAAAAGACGGAAGATGAAAAAATAAAGGCAGACCGTGAAAAGAAATTAGAGGAAGAAAAAAAATTTAATGATAATCTATTACAAGCAGAAGAAAGTTTAAAAAGTGCAAAATTAGCAGCTGCTAATTTTACAACTAGTTTAATAACGCAATTAGCTGGTAAAAATAAAGCAGTTGCAATTGCTATGTTAGCAGTTGAGAAAGGTTTAGCAATAGCTCAAATTGTTTCTGGAGCAGGTAAAGCAATAGCAAATGCAAGTGCGAATTTAGCAGCAGTTCCAGCCGTAATTGGAGTAGCTCCAAATCCTTTGTATGCGGTTCAAGCGGCGGCAACTGTAAAAGGAATAGCAGCAACAAAAATAAGTGCTGCAACATCGATAGCTTCCATATTAGCTCAAACAATTACAAGCGCAAAAGGTTTGTCAAGCGGTGGAGGTGGTGGTTCGGTTGGCGGCGGCGGTTCAGCACCACAAGCACCATCATTCAATTTAGTTCAAGGTACTAGCAGTAATCAAATAGCACAATCAATCAATACACAACAACCAATTGAAGCTTTTGTAGTTTCCAAAAATGTTTCAACAGGTCAGGAATTGGACAGGAATATTATTAAGAGTGCAAGTTTGTAACAATACATCAACAATTTAGTTTAATTATAAATAACAATAAATTATGAAAGTAGAAGAAATAAAATTAGCGTTTGAAAGTAATCAAAAGTTTGAGTTGGCTTTGATTGATGATATTGCAAAAATGAACAATAATTCAATGACTATTTTAAAAAATGGTGATAATGCGTGGAAAGCGTATCAGGATTATTTAACAAAAGCAGACGCTCCTTTTAAAAGAATGATAAGTGCTTATGATGCTGTAACTAGAGTTGAAGGAGATAGTAAGGCATTAGCTGCAAAAGTAGAAGCTACTGCAAAAGAATTAGGAATATCACCAAACCAAATAAAAGGTTACGATGCTTTAAATGCAAACGCAAATACAGCAAAAGAAATATGGTCAACAATAGCAAGTTTTAAAGACCCAAGTTCATTCCAATAATATGAAAACATACCAAGCAAAATATAACCCACTTACCAACAAAGGTGTTTATGGAATTTCTTTAGTTGAGAACCCAGCAATGGAGGGTTTGTTTATTGCGTTGTCAAAAGATGAACCTTTGCAATTAAAAGAGATTGACAAAGAACAACGCATTTTGATGGGTTTGGTATTGGAACCTAACAAGCCTATTTACAGAAATCAAAACGGAGAGGAGTTTAATATTGTTTTTAATGAAGAAACTATTAAAGACTTGTCTTATGGTTTCTTTAAAAATAATTCACATTCTAATTCAACTATCGAACACGACATCGACCAAAACATTAAAGGCGTTACGTTTACTGAATCTTGGATAGTTGAAAATCCTGACATTGATAAATCAACAAATTTTGGTTTCAGTTATCCAAAAGGTAGTTGGGTTGCGGTTATGAAAGTTGATAGTGATGAGGTTTGGAATGATTATGTTAAGACTGGAAAAGTACAAGGTTTTTCAATCGATGCAATGTTATCACTTGAAGAAGTAAATTTAAAATCAAATATAGAAATGAGTAATACAAACACGTTATTAGAAAGAATTCTTTTAGCACTTACTCCAAAGCAAGCCGAAGTAAAACTTGGCTCAATGAAGCTTATGGATGGAAGTGTTACTATTGAATTCGAAGGCGAAGAAATGAAAGTCGGTGACGCTATTTGGGTAACCGCTGACGATGGAACAAAAGTTCCTGTCCCAGATGGAGAGCATCCATTAGAAGACGGTACTATTTTAGTTGTAACCGAAGAGGGAATCGTTGGAGAAATCAAACCAGCAGAAGCACCAGCAGAAGAAGGCGCACCAGCACCAGTTGTTGAAGCTGAACAAGACGGCAAAGTTTCAAACGATGCTAAAATTGCAAGCGAAATCGAAAGTGCAATTAAATCAATTTTGATTAAATACACAGCGCAAGAAAATAAGATTTCAGACTTGGAAAATCAAATTGCTGAATTGTCAAAACAACCAGCATCGAAACCAATTCAAGGCACACCAGTACAGGTTGACTTTTCAAAAATGACACCAAAAGAAAGAATTTTAAACACAATTAACAAACACAAAAATTAGATATGGCAACTACAGTAACAGTTACTTCTAACTACGCAGGCAAAGAAGCTGGCGAAATAGTTGGGCAAGCATTTAAGGAAGCGGACACAATCGCAAAAGGATTTGTAACAGTTTTTCCTAACGTGAATTTCAAATTGAATTTACGTAAAATCGTATTAACAGGCGGTAAAAGAGAATACACTTGTGGGCACGTTCCAGCGGGTGCAATCACTTTGAGCGAAAAAGTTTTAGAGCCTAAAAAATTCAAAGACGATTTTGAAATCTGTAAAGAAGATTTTAGAGCACAATGGAGCGAAGAAACTATGGGGGCAAGTGCTCACAATGATAACGCACCAAAAGACATTATGGATGCTATCCTTGTTGAAAAATTAGGGCAAACTGCCGAGGAGTTGGATGACAATATTTGGAACGGAGACGGAGGAAACGCAGACGAATTTGACGGTTTCTTGAAACTGTTTGCAGCCGATGCAACGGTTATTGATGTTGATATTCCAGCAGCTACAACTGAAACAAATGTTGAAGCTCACTTGAAATTGGCTTTGAATGCAGTGCCAATTGAATTGAGAAGAAAAACTTTGAAAGTAGGTGTTTCGCCTGACGTTTACCAAGCTTATAACTTCCTATTGGTTTCAAAAGGAATTGTTAACGGATTGGGTGGCGATGCTAATACAGCAATGAAAATCGGTAAATACACATTGGATGAAGTAAACGGATTGCCAACAAACACAATCGTAATTGCCGAGCCTAAAAACCTAATTTTTGGAACTGGTTTGTTAGCAGACCATAACGAAGTTAGAATGGTTGACCAAGACGAAACGTTGTTGAACGGTAAAATTATCGGTACAATGGTTTACAACGCTGGAGTAAATTATTACAACGGTGCTGAAATCGTTTGGGCGAGAGAGATAGCATAGTTAAATTAGAAACAAAGGGGAGTTAGTTCTCCCCTTAAATAATACATATATAATTATGGCAGTATGTGATTTAACAGCAGGAAGAGTTAAGGCGTGTAAGCAATCTTTAGGGGGTGTTTCTACTTTGTATCTTTTTAACTTTGTTGAGGATCCGTTTACAGTATCGGCAGGAATTGCAACAGCAATTAATCCTTTGCTTACTACGGTTTTTGAATATGAATTAGAAGGAGATGGTAACAATATTTCAGAAAGTCAAGTACCAGACAGAAACACTGGTACAACGGTAAACACTCAAACAAGTACTTTTGTTTTGAAAAAGGTAGATGCTACGACATCGGCTCAAATGAATTTACTAGCTTATGGCTTCCCAATGGCAGTTGTAAAAGATAGAAATGGAATTTATCACGCAATCGGAATTGATGATGGTATTGATTTTACAGTAGTACAATCTACAGGTGGGGCAAAAACAGAACTGAACGGATATACATTGACAGGTGTTTCTACAACAGGAGCTTTAAGTCCTAAATTAGATACCGCAACAGTAGCAGCATTTTTGGCTTTGGTTTAGATATTTTTATGATTAGTAATTAAAACCCGTAACTTAATTGATACGGGTTTTAATTTTATAATTAGCATAATCACAGGCAACATCGATATTATTTATGCCACTACAATTATCTTTTTTATATGTAATAGGCTTGTAATTAATGCCTGAGCCAAATTTGTAAAAAGGTTGTAATATAAAAAAATACGGATCTTTTGTTTTGTCTAAAAAATCAAACAAATCTTTTTGAGTTTTTTTAAAATCAGATTGCGCACTTATTAATTCTTCTTGTTTTGAATTAACATTGGCTTTGTTTAAAATTACTTTTACTTTAAATAAATCTTTAAAATTAAGTCTTTTTATTAATTCAATTTTATTTTTTTGGTTTAAGTATTTTTCAAATTTATACATCAACTCGTTATAGCAAAAATTAACGCTAATTTTTGAATCAATACATTTGGTATTGTATTTTTCTATTTCTGATTTAAAAAATTCTGCTTCCATAATGCAAATATAACAAAAAATGTAATATTTAGTTTAATAGTATGATACATTTATTACCATCAAACACAACTCACGAATTTAATTTTATCCCTCGTTTTATACCGAGTGGATTGTTGACTTTTGAATTGTAAGATGAACCATTACAGACTACTGAAACAATCGACAACTTGTAAG